ACATACTCTTTAAATAACTCAACTCCTTTCTTACAATTCTCTTCCCATTGATCTGCATTTCCTTCATCTGAAATATATTTAAAACATCTGAAAGGTATCTTATATTCTTCACATACAGACGCCAAGGCATACGCCTCCATATCAGCAACATCATATTCAGCAGTAAACTGACTATCGCCTTCCCAAAAGTTATCACCTGTACCACAGACAAGATCGTCTCTACCAAAAGATGAATTAGGTAAACCTGTATCTATCATACCTTTACCAAAAGGTGTTTGATAAGTTTCGAATCCTAATTGTGTTGCGTTCATATCTCTTTGTATGAATTTTCTAATCTCGTATATTTTACCGACCTCAACTTTTCTAGAACATTTAGCAGCAGTACCATAATTAATTATCTGTTCTGGTTTCTGTTTGATTATATGATCTACTAGAACCATAGTGGCATTTACTTTACCGACACCTGTTATTAAAACAGTTTGAGGTAAATTTACAACTTCTTGTATTAGTGCCGATACAATCATACGCCTTTAATTGATTCTATTCCTTTTTCTGGACATAGATATTTCCAACTCACAGGAAAATCTTCTCTCATAAACATATCTATACTATTAGCAATAAATCTTGTTTCTTCTTGAGTATCAGGTTTACATCTTAAATTGCATACACGAGCAAAGGCATATAAAGTACCTGACCATATCCATTCGGTCATCATACTTTGTGGTAATACTGTTCTTGCTAGTTCTGGTGCAACATCAAAGTAAACAAGTTCTTTGTATATTTTTATTGAAGTTTCCATGTGTTCTTCGTATCTTCTAATCACTTCAGGTGGTAGATCAACTAGACCATCTGAACCTTGTTTAGAATCTTTTGGTCTACCTCGCCACTTATCTATCGGTTGAAGTTCAGGTTCATCCGAAACATATCGTCTTGAAACTTCATTCCAGGATAATCCTACTTGATGTTTTACTAATTGTCTTGCAACATATAAAGGTGCTTTAATTCTAAACTGTGCTGTTGCATGGGCAAACGGTGACCAATGATCGTGTGCTACAAGATACTTAATTAGTTTCTCATCTTTATCAGTCATTTCATCTGCAACCTTTGAGTATGAAACTCTAGCAGCATTTACCACAGATAGATCACTACCCATTTTATCTAATCGTTCTACTTTCATATTCTCCTCTTTCTAAAAAATCTTCGCCATAATGCCGACCTAGTCATTGACACCATAGTAAATATCAATGCAATTTGAAAGTTCTCAAAGATTGTAGGGTGTAGATCAAACAATGGAAATATTGTTATCTGAATTATGATAGATAAAAAGAAACCACTACCTACATCTATTACACTTTCTAATACATCACTCATCCAAAGAAACTTTCTAGTGAGGCGGTTCGTTCAAAATTCCACCCGATTGCACTCACTATAAATCGTAATGGATCTAAAAATGACTTTTCAAATTGTTTGTCATAATCAATATATTGTTGTAGTTTAAATTCTTTAGGTAGTTTTGTTATGAAAGATATAACATTATCTTTAAATGGATTAGGTTCTTTCAATGCAACAAATTTAATCTTATCGCCTTCTTGAATTGCCTGATACTTATTTAATAAACTACTATCTTGTCTTAAATTTAAATTATATATCAAGGCACCTTTTACATGAATTGGTGTGTGTTTCTTATAGATTGTTTCTCTACTTTGATACTTCATCAAACCATTCACACCTCTAGGGTAAGCAATATCTTCGACAGGTAAATTAACAAAGTCTTTTCTAAAGTTTTCGATAAAGTCTATCAAAGCATTTTCATCTTTAGTCATAATAACAGTTAGTGCTTCTTTAATTTTTTCTCTACACGCTTTTGGTGTTGACGACTTGACTGCCTCAATACCCATTATCTTTAGTTTAGGTTCATCATAATCAACGCCTTCAGAATTATATACATTAAGAATATATCTTTTCTTGGCAGTCCAGATACCTTTGTTAGCAATTATCTCTTTATCCATTACCATCTTTTGTTGGTAGGCGTGTGTATAATCTGCCAACTCTTGATACTTCTTATCAATAAAAGGTTTGAGTTTCTGATCGCAAAACTTATCAAGTATTCTTACGGTCTTTTTGATATCATCACCGAGACCCATTTTCTTAACAACATCACCCATACGAATATAGATTGAGTCTGTATCTGAAGCAACAACATAATCTACCTTTTCTGTTTTCAATAGATTGTTAAGATATTCATTAACTCTTCTTTGTATAAATCGAATTGAGTATTGACCGGCGAATGTTATACCCTCTGCCTGTCTTACATCATAATATCGACAATACTTGTTGCCGATAGCACCATAGGCACTATTAAGAGCAATCTTTCTTGCCATCTGAATATTATAATATTTTGCTATTGAGTTTTGAATTGTTTTATTATTCTTATCTTTCTGCAATTTCTTTTGTTCGGTAATCTTTAACTTTTTATATTTACTTCTATCTGTATAATACTTCTCCATCAATTCACCCAAAAAACCAGGTTTATCTGTTCTAAATATCGCACCATTAGGCGTCATAGTTCTTTTATCAAAACCAGAAAAGTCAACTTTACCATCAAGCATTCTATCGACACTTGCAAGTTCAGGTTGAAATCCTATAATTGTTTCTGGCGATATATTATATTGCATAATCAAATGTGGATACAGACTGTTCAAATCATAACTCACAACCCAATCGTGAAAACCTACAATAGGATCTTTCACATAGGCGCCTTCATAACCTCTGGCGTCTAAGTGTTCAACTTTTTGAGGTATAACTATATTCTTTTCTTTTAAGAAATTAAATATAATTGCATCCCACATGGTTACTTGTTGATGTACTTCTTGATAATTAACTTTCGCCTCATATGCCATTGTTAGGTGTAAGTCAATAAGTTTCATCTTATCGTCTAGTCTATCAACTAACTCAACATCTTGAACATTATAATCTACAAAGGACTGGTAGTCCTTGGTGTACCACTCTTTAAAACTTTCATAGGGATTGTCATCTTTAAAATCACCAAGTTCTACGCCAGCGATATAGTTTAAACGATAACTCTCTTGCCTTGAATAAGTATATTTCTTATACAAGTCTAAGTAGTCTAAGGTTGATACACCAAGAATATCGTAATAAGGTAATTCATTACCGAATGAACCGCCTTGAGTTTTTGATTCAACAATACCCCAAGGACTTAATTTTTTAATATGATCTTCACCTAGAAGATACTTAACTCTATTGATAATGTAAGTCATATCAAAGAACTTACAATTCCAACCGGTTACAATATCAGGATCATACTCTTCCCAGAATTTTAGAAACGCCTCAAGCATTTCTTGCTCTGTTGAAAATTTTATGTAGGTAACATTATCATTAACATAGTCACCTGTACCGAAAACAATTACCTCTTTATCATTAAGAGATTTTACTGTTATACAAAGTACAGGTTCTATTGTAGTCTTAGGGTCTGGGAAACCGTTTTCACACATTGTTTCAATATCAATAGTTATGATATTGATTTTGCTTCGATCCCATTGAATAGGACCTTTGAATTCGTCTGATATAAATGAATGATGGTGTCTGGTGTTGCCGAAAAATTCAAAACCGGTAACACCATCATATTGTTTTAACCACTCTCGTTGCTCAAAAGTGGAATCGAAAGATACTTTCTCACACGGTCTACCGTCAAGAGTTTTATATTTGGTATCTTTTTTTACTGGTACGAATAATGAAGGTTTGTAATTTATTCTTTGTTTGATTCGTTTACCGTTCACGACTGCTCGTGTTAGTAATCTGCCTCTATGGGGAATAACGCTTGTGTAGAACTTCATATATTCATTATAACAAAATTTGACCTAAAAGTCAAGGGTTATTCCGTAATAAGACCCTTTGGTGTTTGAATTAATCCACTACCAAAATTTTTGTTATAATGATTTAGTAAATCTAAACCAGGTTCTTCCATGAGAAGTACATCTTCTTTTTTTATATTGATTTCTCTTTTATCAGTAAATGGAAACCAAGGGGCAAATTGTAGTGTGCCTTGTCCTGATTCACCAGCACCAACAAATCCTAATGCCATTGGTTTATCCATGGTATAAGAGTCTTTCATTTCACTTACTTTCGCAATTATAAAATCGCCTACTTTTAATCGTAGGACTTTCACTTCACTTTGTGCCATTATATTTCCTTTATTTAGTTTTGTTTATAGGAGGTAATCTTTTACTCAATACGAATCTCCTATTAGGATTCACACTTGCATTGAACATTTTTATAACCTCTCTATTCAAGAGGATATCTGAACCGGATCTTGGTCGTTGATCTAGTCCGAATTCTATATCTTTATAGGTAAAACCATTAAAGGTTAAATCTAATAAAATTGTTGGTCTTGTTTCTGAAGGTTCTTCACCCTCAGCATTTGCACGAAATACTTTAGATACACCATGTTTTGGTTTAGTATATCTTTTATTGTTGTAAGTCCAACTAATATTCTTGCCGTTTTCTTTAATATCTTCGGCGTGCATTGAACACGCTTTCGCACCGTTACCTGTATCTAGTTTTGCTCTGATCTTACCTAGACCGTCTATGTCAACAGTTTCTAACCAACCAGTTTCTACTAGTGATTGTCTGTCCCAGTTATCTCTATTGACTGTATGTTTGATAACATTTTTTACTAATTGTTTACCGGATATTTGACCACCAGGATTAGGTCCTTCATCTTCTTGATATGCATAACCTTCGTAGTCAGCACCAGTTCCTGGCGAACCGTTGACTTCAAGAACATAAATTTTTCCTTTGTGTATGAAGTGGTCAACACCGACCATATACCCTTTACTTGCTCTTGCCGCCCTAAGTATTATTTCAATCTCTTCATCATTTAGTTTGTACGGTACTGCTTTTGCACCTCTGTGAATATTCGTTCTAAAGTCTGAACTGCCTTGTACTCTTTTTGTACTTGCAAATATTTTATTATCAACAACAAAGGTTCTTATGTCAAAATCTACAT